TGAATTAAAGAAACATTTGGATATGGTTCTTGGTGCATCTGGCGGTGTTAGCGCAACTGCTGCTGATACTGATGAAGAAGTCGCTGAGTACGTTCCTCGCGCGAAAGTCGCTGAAGCGCAATCTGCTCCAGTAGCAGATACTCCTGCTTCAGATGAAGATGATGATTTGGATTTCTTCCGAAAATTAGCTGGTTAAAAAGAAAGGGAGCTTCGGCTCCCTTTTCTTTATTTGGCTGCAGAAAGCGCGTCGCCTTGGACGGCTGATCCCATTTTCGTACTGCTAAAGTTCATGCTAGAATTATTGACTGCGTTTTGTTGAACTACCGTATTTTGTGCTGAAGCGACTTGTCTTGTTTGCGCGGACTGAGCTTGTTCTCTTGCACCAGCTAGTTGCTGGGTCTGCGCTGCTTGAGTTCCTATCGCTGCCAGCCTTTGTAATTTTGCATCGTCTAGGTTGTCGAGATACTCAATCGTTCTTGTTATTTTATCTGGATCAATAGAATTAAATGAAGTTAATCCTTTTCCGATTGATTCTACACCTATACCTGCATCATAGATAGATTTAGAATCTTTCGCCAACTCCTGTATTTGTTCAACTGGCGTCTTTTGACCAGTAACTTTGCTTAAGAAACCTGTTACGAGATTACCTAAACCACTCACGACACCAGAAACAGCGAATGCTCCCATTCCGAGTGATAGTGAAGTTAGACCTTCGCCAATTTGATTTAGATTGTCTAATTCTAAACCGCTTAATTTTTGTAGAGATTTAGTGAGTTGATCTACTGCGTTTGCTGCGCCGACTATGTCCGCATCTGCCGCATCTTTAGCAAAATTCAATACTGTGTCTATTGGGCTGTCTGCACCAAAGAATGAAGCGATAGACTGACCTATTCCTGCTAATGCCCCGACTGCCATCGCGGCATTGAAAGCTGCGAACCCTAATCCCACACTCATTAAAGCTGGACCGATCTTATACAATGCGTCAACATCAATTTCAGTAAGTTTGAAAAGATTATCAATCATCTTTTCAGTCCCTTCGCCAGCTAACTTTAATGCTTCGCCGAATAAATTAAATGCATAAGCGCCAGGAATCAATGCAGCGCCAAGCACTGCAATAGCAATAGCAGTGGCTGCTAATCCTTTCGCAGCTGCTGGATTAGCAAGTGCATTCATAGCTGTGATTACGAGAGGATTTCCGAGCGCCATAATGCCGAGAGCAAGGGAACCTAAACCAACACCTACAGCGATAAAATCTTCCCACTTAATGTCGCCCTTCTTGAATAGTAGAGCGAGACCTCCGAGCGCGGCAGTAGCGCCAACCATCACAGCTATTCCCAATGCTGTTTTTGGATTACCGAATGCTGCTAGACCTTTTGCAAATCCCGCAAAAAAAGAATAAATGGCAGCGCCGATTCCAGCACCAAGATCTTTGATGCCTTTACCCAATGTGGTTAATGCGCTGATTGACTTTGTGGTTTTCCCTGCAGGACCAGGAATGCTCGTGCCTCCAGGAACTGGCGTTGTTCCTGGAACTGTTGGTGTTGTAGGTATCTTTAATGCTTTCGTTATTAAGGCAGTTCCGAGTTTCATAAAGAGAGAAGAAATACTCTTAATTATCAGACTGAATAAAAACTGGCTACCAAAAAATGTTGCAAATCCTATGACTGCAGCTATGACTAGACCAAGTGAGCTCGAAAAATCTATAAACTTCGATGCGAACCCTAGAACTAATGGAATCAAAACACCAGAAAATACTAGACTAATACCTTTGAATATGCCTGTAATAGTATCTACTATTTCCTTAAATGCTTCCAGAAACACTGGCAGTTTTTCTTTCTCTTTGCCATCTTTGCCTTTCTCTCTTCCAGATTCAGCTGCATCGAGTCCACTTGGTCCAGATTCTCTGATTGCTAGGACATCTTCGCTGATGTCCATTAGTATAGAGGAGATATTAGTCAATATCTTTGCAGAAACAGGATCTGCAGCTCCAGCTACATCGGTCGCTTCATTATCTTGGCGAGTTTGTAAGTCTTTGTCTGCTTGCTTCATTGCTTGTTCTTCAGACAATTCAGGTTTTTCTTTCATTACCTGTTGGGCGCGTTTCTCCAGAACAGATGCAGTAAATCTATCTGAAGTTGTAGCGTTTCTTGCTCCCTTGGAAGAACCACGTACAACATATTTGTCGTATAATGCTGACTCGCGAAACTTAACTTCGTGCTGAGGATCACTTTGTACAATTTTCCTAGCTTCTTTTTCTGATGGTGGCGGAATGCCTGCTTTTACGGCATCGTCGATTATTCGCTTGGCTTCTTTATTCAGCCAAACATTATACCATAGCTTATAAGTTTTGCTTACATCACCCACTATTATCTCCTGCGCGCTTTAGCGTTTTCTTGTTCTATTCTTTCTTTTTCTTTCTTCAGATATTCGATTAGCATCTGAACGTAGATATCTCGTTCAAATGGTAACCAATTCTCTATGTCAGATAAAGAGTAGTTGTGGTGTTGCATCAACGCAAAGTTAGTTTGATAATAGTTCGACAGATTATTATAACCTGTCGTTATCCGAAAAAACTTTGCATGCCCTCTAATTTAATAGTCTTTTCTGTTCCGTCTTTTCGCTTATACTTGATGTCAGCATAAACTTTAGGCAGATTCTCAAAGAATTCTTGTAGCTTTAGTAGATCTTTAGATCCAAGACTCAAGATAAAGTCATCAACCTCGGCAGTTCCGTATTCTGATAGTTCAAACACTTCTTCACCGACGATAATCTGTTCTAAACAAGATCTGATAATGGTCAACATATCCGAAGAACCTACACCTTCTACAGCTGAAATCTTTGATAGATCGCCATATGAAGGATACTTCAGTTTAACATTTGTTCCATCTGACAATTCAAACAAGTCTTTTATTTTTGTATCTGAAACTTGGATTTGATCTAGGTCAAACTTAATCATGTATGATTGTTTATCTTCTTCGTCAGTGACTTGTAAATCGACAATATTAGAAACTGACTTAGCCCTTAGCATTAAGAAAATGTATTCTAGATCGAAGTAAGCTAACTTATCTACATTCAAATCATCGATGACACAGTTATTGATAATCTGTTTGTATACGTTGACGATGTCAGATGCATCACTGCTTTCTTTAGCAATCAACAATAGCTTTTCTTCAGCTACTGTAAATGGGCGATATTTTACCGACTTCTTTGAAGAAGGAATAGTCATGGTAAAGATTGGTTGTTTAATTTTTGGTAACATTATATTTCACCTTATTTAATGATTAAGTTGGTATGCCTTGGCTTTGAATATTTCCTGGAGCACTTCCAGTATTATACAATCTATTTAGTTGGTCTGAGACAGGAGAATTAAAGAACTGTTGAAAATCAGCAGTATTATTAAGACCTAGTAGTCTGTCTAGAGAAGAGACCAGCTTCAGGGTTTTATCTTGTTTGGCTCTAATAGCAGCTTTATATGCTGCTGCCTCTGGATCCGTAGAACCTCTAACCGAAGAACTGACTGGTTGCTCTCCATCTCCTATCACTTCTGCTCTGACTTTTATGCCAGCATACGCCATAGTGACTTGTACTTTGGCTATGTCTCCTTCAGTCCAGCTTGTTTGTATATCTGAGATCCTAGTTGGATATGCGCCAGTTAAGGTTGTTTTAATTATTTGCTTAGAATCATAATTATATGATATGATTTCTACTTTACTGGTATAACTATCTCTATATGCAACCTGTCCTGGCATCAACAGACTTCCTGCGTTAAAATCCAGCAATGTTCTTTCGTTTGGAACGCCAACAATTTGTTGTATCCAGTAATTAAATATTTGAACAGGTAGAACGTCGCTGGCTCTGATGTAAAAATCAAATATTACTGCATCTTCTAGAATAGATGCATATGGGACCAAATATGACGCGCCTGCATAACCGAAACGATTAATTCGTTGAGTAGCTACACCTATTCCTGGATGCGTCGTAGTATGACATAGAAAAGTTAAATCGCTCATTTTGGCGCCTTGGTCTGTATTCAATAGACAATTGGGCGTCGTAAAGTTAGCCAAAAAATTGGCAGTAGAAACTATATTAGAAAACTTAGAATTAAATTCTTTTATGCTAAATCCAGCCATTATACTTTGCTCCTGCTATCTTTCCAGACTTCGTCTTTGGATGCTTTCTTGAATTGTTCAGTTGGCAGGAACACGCTCATATCCCATTCTTCTGGTGGAACATAGATAAACTTGGATCTCATGTGCTTAAACAGATAGTGCTTGAAGCAAGGTTTGAAGAAACGAAATCTAGATGCAGTCTTCAACAACTTATAAGTTATTTTCATCTTAGTAGTTTCGTTGCCAACGACACCATTGACTTGGGTTTCGTATAGAGCGTCAAGCAATTTGGCTCTTAGAATCGGGGGAAGATAGTGCAGATTGATTCCATAGAATCCCCCTTCGGCTGGCTCTACCATAAAGATAAGAGGAAAACGGTCATAGAATGGCAGAGTTTCTTTTCCCTTAGGATCGTACACAAACATATACATACGACCGACTTTACCGACTTCTCGTTTTCTATCTGATTCGTTGATAAAGTTTGCAGTTCTTACACTACCTTTCGTGATATCATTATATTTTTGGCGCAACCATGTAATCGATTTTTTAGATCGATCGGTTACTTCAATGCCAGATTTCATGGCATCGCTGACTAGCTTTTTATAGATGTATGCAGGCATTAGCCGTTTAATTCCTTCTCTGTTATAATTTGAAACTTCCAGCCACGATCTTTACAGTATTCTTCCGCAGCTTTCCATTTCGATTGATTCTTGCCCCAAGTCATCACTTCGTTGATATAGCGTCTAGTTCTTCTCTGCTGTTTCTTAGGTTCGCGAGTCTGAGCCAATGGCTTAATCTCGACGAGGATACTTTCTATTTTACCATCTGGCGTTCTTTTCTTAAACCAGAAGTCTACAAAGTATCGATGCATCTTATTATCTGTAACACAGCGATATGGTACTACAACTTCTTCTGAGTTCCATTCAAGAACATCAGAATGTGTATCAAGAAAGTTCATAAACTTCAGTTCTAAACTTGACCTATAAATAACCTTGGTCGGGTCACCCTTATATTTAGCTGGGTTCTTGACCGCGTATCTTCCTTTCCATGCCATTTT